TCCCATAAGTCTTCACCGTTGATGATGCCATCGGGGGCAAACTCTCTTGCTCCCCAAAACGCATCGATTAATTCAGGTTGTTTGCTTTCCTGAATCATTTCATTCGCATCCTTAAGTGGTAGTCTAGCAATCTTAGCTTTGCGTGGTGATAGTAGTGCAGCACATTCTTGAGCTGCTGCTTGTCCTACCTCGTCCATGTCAAACATAAAGACTACTGATTCAAACTTCTCTAACCACTCAATAGATTTCTTAATATCTCTTTTGGCTCCTGCTGCGCCTGTCTTGACAGATACTACTGCCCATTTATGATCAAAGGCTTGCGATACAGACATAGCATCGATCTCGCCTTCCGTAATTACACACGTACGTCCTCCATCTCGCCATAAGCTTTGACCAAAGAGACCAGCTTCTTTCAGATCACCTACGACAGCAAATGTTTTATCAGGATAGCGTAACTTCTGCGCCACGGTCTTACCATTCTTGTCTTTATAGTTGGCAACCTGTACTCCGTCACCTGTCTGGTAATCCCAAAAGCGTGTAGTCTTTTCAGTTAAACATCTTTTAACTAATGGTTTATATTCACCTGTCTTGAAGTTAACCTCTTTAACTACATTATCCACTATTCTCTCCTGTTCATCTGATTGTCCGTAGTGCTTACAACTAAAACAAAAGGTATGACCATCGGAGTACAAGCTATTTGCATCCGATGAGCCACACTTCTTGCATGGAGTGTGCATTATAAAGTCACTCTCCGTTGATCCATCCATCTGGTATAATTTCCTCTGCCCATATAAAGTTGTGTTTGTCAGCCCATTCACCGCAAGTCATCTTTGTTCCATCCTTGCGTTTCTTTGCACCTTGCACTGGACTGTTCGCTCGTTGAAATAAGAATCTAATGTCTAACTCTGGGTGTTGCTCTTTCATGTTACGCATCTTACGCTGTGCGTCCTGTCGAAAGTATCCCTTCACCTCGATGTACATATCACCAATCCTAAGATCAGGTGTGTAGTTCCTAGTCACCGTGTAGGGTAGCTTACAAGGTTCATACTCATAAGCTACTCCACGGTTTTTGAGGTTGAGTTGCACTCGTTCTTCTAGGGTCGATCTAGAAGTCAGCGGCATCAGCAAACTCCTCTGTTACTTCAGAGTCGTTAGACGCTGTGTTGCTAGGAGGGGGTGCAACATAGCCGTCTTCCTCATCAAAGACACTAGCTGCGGAGTTACCGTATTCAACTAGGTCTATTACTTGTACTGCCTTTAGTCTTAAGGATACGCCCACCTTCTTGGTTGACTGCATGATGTAAGGGAACGGTTCAAACGCTACCTTAACTCGTGAGCCATTACCAATTAACATATCTTTTGGCAGTGGTTGTTTCTTTGCATCTAGTACAGCAGGAGCTTGTTCATAATAGCTTCCATCTTTACGCTGTACCTTTGCTTTTAGTTTAAACTTAAATTCTACTTTACCAGTATCGTCACCAGTATCTTTATCGTAGACTGTTTGTACTACTTCCTGAGTGGTCAGAGTATTTTTCAGTGGTGGTTTTTCTTTCACTGCTCTTTTAAATTCCTCTTGGACTATTTGTTCTAGTCTCTCACTCATCTCTGCGGCTTCCTCTTGAGAAAGCTGAAGGTTGATACTGTAGTCACCTAATGGATTCCACTTTGTATCTGGCTCAAGAACTTTTGCCCATTGAGCTGAACCTTCGAGTACCATAATATTTTTAGCCATAAATTGTATTCCTTATTAGTTAATGTTTATGTTTGGACTGCTTATGGGGACCCACCACTTAAGCGAAGAAATAATCACTGTTTAATACCTCTTCAATATCAAGCTGTCCCTTGGTTGGAGGTAATGGCACATCCGTTCCCTCCTTTAACGTTGTAACTGCACTATCGTAGATATTTTGCAGTACATCGTGTTCTTTGTACATCTCCACAAACGCCTCTCTTAACTTGTTGTTAAGTAGTGGCATATTTGGTGAGTGTGTACCGTAGCTGTCATGCACCATTGCAAAATCAGTTACGTTGTTCTCTAGACATTTACCTACCGTGAAGGTTAATGCTGCGGCATCTAATGAATGAACAAGATTAGGACTAGCACCAGACGCTGCTTTACGTGCATCTACTGAATCATCGACTGGTTCGTGATAGTTGAGTCGAACCACTGATCCATTCAAATGCGTCTTGATCCTTAATCGCTTCTGTTCATTGTATGTCTGCCTTACCAGTAATCCTGTTGGCGTGTGCCACTCAAACATCAGGCCCTGCTTTGCGTATAGTCTTGCAATATCTTTAACGTAGTCCATCACGCTATGCGCTGAGATAATAACTTCGTTAATAGCTTGCCATACAAAACCAGACAGATACATTGAAGGCTTGAAGAAATCATCATCCCAAGGGTTGCGCCCCTTACACTTCTCTTCTAAAGCTTCTTTAATGTACTCTGTGCAAGCGTGACGTGTGCCTGAATACGGTACAATCATTACTGGTCTTTTCGTTAGCTTCCTGCATACTCCTATATCTAACAACTCCTTTGCTAATTTAGTGTCTTGCTCCTTTAATAACTCTGTAGCTCTCTTAGCTACGTCCGTGTATATGTCCTGAGGTACTTCACTAGGTAATAAGTTAACTGCCTTACCACCCTCTTTATCCCTGAGCATAGCTGAGAGGTGCTGTAATCCATTACAAGAGCCGTCACTGGCACACGGTAGGTGAGTATGGAAAGGCTCTCCAAACTGCTTAGCGTTGTTATACAGTGCCCACTCGTAGCACCAAGCTAGTGCTTGCCAAGGTTTATCGGCTTCCTGCCACCACTTGTTTGTTAACGGGTCGTTATAAACGTCTACAGCATTTTGTACGTTCATGTACGCCCACATCTCTCGATCTTCCAAACTTACTTTATCAACACCGAACACATTCGCACCGTGTATCGCTAACCATCTTGCTTCATCGTCGTTTGTGATAGTAGCGTGGTTAGCAAACTCTAACAGTGCCTTGCTGTAGTCAGCGTTTTGTGGTGACAGGAAAGACTCAACTGGATACTTACGCCCCCGAAAGTCCAACTGCCATACATACCATAACTTATCTCTTTCAGCATACTCCTCTGCAATCTGTATCGTACGCTCAACTTGTATGCGTTTTGACATAGATTTGTTATTGAAACTGTGTATCTTGTTACGTTCTCTTTTAAAGTCCTTAAATACTTCCTTCTCTTCCTCGCTAAGATACTTAGGCTCCTTACTGAAAGGATATTTAGGTAAGCTTAAGTTATCTCTCGGTGGAAGACCTTCCCACATCTGCCCACTATCCCAACATTGCCGTAATGTTTCTACGACAAACTTATTTATGCGCCAAGGTGTGTGTTGTAACGCGTTAACACATGTGTATTCATGGGTAAGATCACACTCAAGCAGCTTTGATACATAATCCTGAACAATTTGCCTCATGTCCACACCCTCACAAATGGTAGTTGGTTAATATGTTCTGAGTAATAACCACCGCCCCAAAAGTCATCCCACTCTTTTGGTTCAATAATGCACGGGCTGTACCTTGGTAGTGCTGTGCTGTTTGTTTCGTTAAAAGCATTAACCCACTCCTCAGTTTCTGTTGTGGGCACAACTAAATAAGTTGTTTTCTTTTTGGTTATCTTTTTCTCTAGTTTAACAATCCCTGTGTGTTTAATAATTAAATCAACTAACTTAAGGCCAACGTGTAATCTATGCTCATGGGTCCAATGTGGTATATCTAAACCGTCAGTTTTAATCTTATGGTCCAGACCGTAACGTTTATGGTCAAAACCTTTATCAGACTTTTTGTTAGCCAGTGTTAGTACGTTAGTTGCTACTTCCTTGTCCATCTCTAGCCATTTATCTAGCCGCATCTGTGTTTCTATTTGTATGCCTATAAACTTAGCTACTCCTAATAGTGTAGGCTTCTTAATCATGTTATCAACCAGACATATTAAACCTAGGTAAGCCATCTGCCCCTCGTCACATCCTTTT